AACTCTGTCTTTATCTACACCTAAATCTAAAAGAGCTGCTCCTAGTGTTGCACCACCTTCAAATATTTTTATAACACCAGAGGGTATGGCTGCTGCCATGGACAGCGCCCAATTAGGTTGATCTTCATTTTCTGTAATTGGAGTTCGGATGACCGGCATTTATCCTCCTATCCTTGATCGATAATTCTTTTTGTTCCGTCTGATCTAAACGTATATGTTGTTTTGGTATCCGTTTCTATAAATATTGTGCCTGTATCCGTTTCTGGATTAAATTCAAAGTTCTCCTCCATTTCTTTTGAAGTTACTCTTTCTATTGGAAGTTGGGATAAACCAGATTTTCTTAAACCATCTATTACTTGACTAGCATACCCAATTGCTTTTGAATCTGCAATAAATCCAGGCAGTGCATCAAATCCTTGTGTTAATTTATTTGCATAATCTATAGCTGCTTTTTTATTAGACAAAGCTAAATCAGATTTTGCTATTAATGCATTTAATTGTTCTTTAGATCTTTTACCTGCGATGTAATCATTGATTGCTAATGCTACTGCAGTTTGATCTTGTTTATCGATAGCTGCTTTAGCTTTTTCAGTTCTACTATCTCTAGAAGTTGCAAACGCTGCAACATCAGCTGCAGCAGATCCTACTGTTGCGCCTGGTTTTTGAGTGCCTTCAAAGAATTTTAACAAATAATCAGATGTATCTTGTATTCTCGCATCTTTTAATTTTTTCTTATTATCTTCACCTAATAATTCTCTAAACAACTCTGCATTCTCTCTCATTAGTTGTTTAGGATCAATTGTCGTAGATTCTTCTTGAGTATCTTGTGTAATATTTGGAGTAACTTCAGGAATTTTATTAGCTGCAGCTAAATTAGCATCATTTTCTGCTTCAGTTCCTGCATCCCCTGTATCAATTTGTTGAGAACTTATTTTTGCTTTGTCAGCTTTTTCTTTTTCTAGTTTATTAAATTCTTCACGATCAATTATGCCAAAGTTAAGTTTACCTATATTGCTTAATTCAGGACCACCTGATGGTTTATCAAAATCAATGTCACCTGCAAAATATGATAAATCATCAAAAACATTTACTTTTTTATCTTCTTCTTCTTCTGTTTCATCTACTTTTGGTATTGTAGTGTTGATGGGAGTTGTATTATATGCAAAAGGCATACCTGCACTAAATCTTGTGTTAGCTAAATTAGATAAGTTAAGTGGCATATTACCTCTGCTTATTAGATCTCCACCAGTAACTAATTCACCATTCTGATAACCAACTCTACCACCATCCATTAATCCAGATGTGATACCTGTGCCACGGCTATCTACCGGGCCACCTCTAAACATTGGTCTTCTTAAAATTTTACTCATTAGCCAAATAATCCTAGTTTACCAGCAAGACCACCAATACCTGCTGCGCCTCCTAAAAATTGTGACATAGGACTAGCTGCTGGAGCTACTGCTGCAGTACCCACTGTTTGTGTAGGAAATGCTCCTGGTTGGATTTGTGCTAGTTGTTGACCAATTAATCCTAATTGTGTGAAAGGTTGAAACTGTGCTTCTTTAGCTGCAATTTGTTCTGCATCAAGTTTAGCTTGTTCAAAAGCTTGTTGTTGTTGACCTAGTTGAGTTTGATAACCACCGAGTCCTTGTCTTGCCGCAAGATCATTTGCTGCTGCTTGTTGTGCTTGTTGAAATCCTTGTGCTAGTAATTGTGCTTGTAAGTTTGCTCTGTTAGCTGCAGCTCCTCGAGCTGCTTCTGCTGCCATAACTCCTTCTCTTGCTCCACCAAAAGCCCCAGCTGAAATAGCTCTATCTCTTAAAGCTGTATCTGTTATCGCTTGTTGTCTATCAAATTCTGCAAGTGTTGTATCAATAACTTCTTTTTGATACGGAGACATAAAAGCTTTGTATGCATCTGGTCCAACTAAAGTTCCTAAATCAGCTGCAGCTTTTGCTGCATCTATTTGTAATTGATCCTGTGCGGCTACTTTTGGATCATAAGCACTTGTATCAATACCTTTAAATGTATCTGGTACTGCACCTTTACCTAATTTATCTAGTGATGATAAAAAGGCTGTAAGCGAACCTTCTATAATTGGTGCTGGTTTTGTTATTGTAGTTGTTTCAGCCATTACGCTCTTGCCTCCAAGTTATTCATTAAATTATACATTCTCTTTGCACCTTTGTTAATACTACCTCCGCCTGCTGCTCTAACTGCATCTGCAGTCATCACAAATTCATTTTTAGAAAGTCTTGCAGGCACATCATCTGCTCTTTCTTTTTTACCAATTGGTACAAATCCCCCACCTCTTAAATCCATTTCTTTACCACCAAGATTCATAAGGCCACCATCTTTAGCTCCCACAGTCATTTTTTCTTTTATTTTTTCTTTAAATTTTATTGCATCTCCAGGACCCTTATATTCATAAAAGTCTCTGTAAAATTGTTTTAATTCATCCAAGCTTGATGGTTTTCTTTTAAATATTATTTCAAATTGATCAACTAAATCCATCATTGGTATGTCCATATCACTAGTATCTGATGCAAATTTCATAGACTCTTTTATACTTTCATTTTCTACTGCATCAATTGCTGCATCTATACCACCAAATTTAAATCCTACTCTACCGCCAGTCTTATATCCTGCTGCTGCAATTGCATCTAAAATTTCATCTTCACTAAATCCATACGCTTCCATAGCTCTTCTAATTGCAAAAGCTCTAGTTGCATCATCTTCACCTGCTGCCGCTGACTCTTCTTCCATTAATCGATCATACTCATCTTGATCTCGTTTAGCTTGTGCAAACATTAAGTCACCAGTCGCTGTTGCTGCTGGTAAAACTGCCGCTTTTAGACCTGCTTTACTAAACGGATCTGCCATACCTGCTGCAAACATTTCAGACCCTTTTGCTAAACCCTCTAAACCAAAATCTGTTGCTTTTTGTAAACCTGTTCTCGTTACATTAGCGTCTTGAAGTCTGTTAGCGCTTTGCATTGCTCTAAAATCTCCTGCTGCATTTGGTCCAGTCATAACACCGGTCAACGCTCCGAGTCCCGCTGATAATAAATTAATATCGCCTTCGTTACCTTCTTGAGATAGCTGTCCTAAAATATTTAAACCACCACCCATAGCAGCTCTAGATAACATTGTATTACCAAAAGCCCCCATAATACCAGGTGCAAATACAGGTGCAAATGCTGCAGCAAAAGGTAAAGCTGGTTTTATTTCATTGGGTATTACTTTATCTAATACCTTTGATACTGGTTTGAATATTTTTTTAAAAAATCCCATAGTTTCTCTTTATATTATACGATGAAAGCAAGTTCGCAAAGCTTGTAAATAGGCGAGTGTATCACAATTTACTAGGTTTTTATACATTCGTCAACGTTCCTATAAGTTAGTTTTACCACCCATAGGAATACCTCGTATAATGACATTTACGTTTCTTGATATATCATCCTTTGTGGTGTCAGTTGATGGATTATTTACGTCTTCTTCTGCTTCCGCATCCGACCCATATTCTTTTCCTGTTTTTAGGTGTTTTACGGTTATTTCTATACGTGGTTTATAAACCTTGACTGTTTTACCATTTATTACTTGATCTTCAAAATGTTCCTCTTGTTCTACAAACATTATCTATCCTCCCTGTTTATTTCTAATATAGACGCAACAACATCTACTGCACCGCTACTTGCTTGTACCTTTAATATCTCACTTTCTTTCATAATTAAAGGTTCACTTAATACTTGTTCTTTTTGATTAGCCGCTAAATTAACATCATTGTCTATCACAAAAATAGCTGCGGCTGCATCTACTAGAGTTACTTTAACAACTGCTGTACTACCAGCGTCTTCTGCTACTAATAAAGACTTAACAATAGCTCTAGAATTAGAAGGCACTGTATATAAAGTGGTAAGTGCTGTACTTGTTAAACTTGTTTTTTCGTTCTTGTATATATTTGCCATTAACCTAATCCTAACCAAGTAAATCGTTCTTGGTCTTCTTTTTGTTGTGTTAAATATGTAGAGTTTAATTGTTCTATCAATATAGACAACGCTCTATTTATTTGTCTTTGGTTATCCTCGCTGTATTCTTTTTTAGGTTCTGGTAATCTTACTACAATTTTTGCCATTATCCTCTCCTTCCATCTGGTTGTAAGTCTACTTGAAACGTACCAAATCTCCACGATTCGCCGGCATTTTTATTTTCTATTTTAATATTTGCATAGCGTCCTCTAGCTCTAGTGTCAACTTTAGTTGTGCTAGATTTAATTTTAAAAGGACTTAAAGCACTAGATATACTACTGTCTGATGGAAAATCTTTCACAGATATACTAACTTCGCTTTCACCTGTTAACACTTTAAAGTTTGGTAAAAATCTACGCATGGCTAAAAACACTTCGCTTTGATCTTTTTGTAAAGAAAAACTAAAAGACTCAACAAAAGAAGTTAAAGCTGTTGTACTACCATCAGGATTAATTTGATCAGTTCCTACCTCGTGTTCAAACAATACTGTTTGTCCTAAACCATCTTCTCCAATGACCACAGGAAAAGTGCCTATATTTAAACTATTATATGCTGTCGCATATGGTTTTGGATATACTAGAGAATCAATCCAAGTTGTTCTCATAGAATTTGTATTTACACCTGTGTACCAATTACCCATAGGGAGATTTGAATTATCTTGTCCATAATTATAAACTACATATCTGTTGTTAAAATCAGAATTAGATGTAGGGTACCACCAAATTACTTCTGTAAATAGATTATTTATACCTGCACATATTTGTTGTCCTTTTGTTGTGTTAATATCATCATAAACATAATCTTCTACAGAACACGGCAATGTATTAACTGTACCATCAAAAGAAAAGAAACCATTGTTACCCATCCAGTATGCAACACCATCAATTTCAATGGCTGCATTTTTACCAATCAAACCACAGTTTGTACCAACTTGTTCAAATCCAAATGTAAATGGTGCTCCTACAAATTTCATTGCATACAATGCGTTATCCGTCCACACTAGAATATTTTCTTTTGCAACTAATGCACCCATAATTTTTGTACCATCTTGTAGTCTTTGTGTGCCTGCAGTGTTAGTGGCTTGAGGTG